TTGAATCAGTAACAACAATAGACTCAACATCTTCAGAATCTAATACAACAACTTATATCATCGATAGCAATGCATATGCAAATGTACATCAAGGAACTGTTAGTGTTTTGTTACCTAGTGGTGCAGGTGTTACAGTAACAACACAAGCTTATCCACAATACATTTATGATTATGAAGTACAAACAAATGAAGCTAAAAGAAACATCAATATTATCAATACTGATTATGTTGGAACAATAGAAAAACAACTAAAGACATTATTATAACATGGCAGGACTTCGCAATCCAAGAGACTATGGCCTAGTCAACTTATCGTTACTTACACCAGTTGGAGTAATAGATTTAAGATATATTATGGTAGAACTTTGCTACCAAGAAGATATCTTCAGCAATGCTGTTCATGGGTATGTTATGATTACCGAGTCAAACGCCTATGCTGAAATATTAAACTTGACCGGTAATGAAACATTGAGAGTAACATTCAGTAAAACAAACACAGACATTGAAATAGATAAAACGTTTCGTGTGTATAAATTAGATAATAGAAAGTTATCTGGTAACATGTACACAGAATCATATGTGTTATACTTTTGCTCAGAAGAAATGTTGCTATCAGAGCAGTATAAAATAAGCAAATCTTATCCAAATCAAGATATTGCAACTAACATAACAGATATATGCACAACTTATTTGGGTATACCTAGCGAAAAACTATTCATAGATCCAACCTATGGAACTTATAGCTTTATTGTTCCAAATTTAAAGCCATTTGATGCTATAAATTGGTTTTCAACATATGCAAGACCAGCAGAAGATGTTCCTGGTGCTGATATGCTTTTCTTTGAAAACAAAAATGGATTCAATTTCAAATCATTACAGTACATTTCTGGTGGACCAGATTCTGTTTTTTATGGAACATATAAGTATGAACCTAAAAACCAAAATGATAAAGATTTACAAGATGAAGTTCTCGATGTTACAACATATGAGATTATGAGTTCATATGATTCATTGGGTGCAATCAATTCTGGTATATTTGCTAATCAATTGATATCAGTAGACATTCTAACAAGAAACAAGATAACTACAAATTTTGATTACTTTGATTATTGGAATAACCAACCTTCACTAGGATTGAACAAATATCCAATAACAAACAACTACATCAATAGGTTTGGCCAACAATTGAACGAAACAAATCAATCTGTTTTAAAGTTGGTATTTTCAAACTTTGATGATGCTAATAATGCAGTTGTTCAATCTAATCCAGGATCAGTTGCACAAAACATTTTTGCAGAGACCTACATACCTTATAGAACAGCACAGTTGTCGTTAGCAAACTACACAAGAGTAAAACTCAATGTTCCTGGTGATCCAAATCTAACAGTTGGTATAGTTATAGAATTTGAATTGTTATCTAATAATCCAGACCAGCATGAAAAAGGCACAAATAATTTTTATTCTGGTTATTACCTTGTTACGGCAGTAAAACACTTAATTACACAAAATGATTATAAGACAGTAATGGAAGTGGCAAAAGAAAGTGTACCAACAGAATATCTTGGTATTGATACATCTTCAACATTAAACAAATCTGTAAGTGGTGAAACATCAGTATGAAAGCAATAAATAATTTTGCAGGTCTCAATGGGTTTTGTTGGTGGGTTGGTGTAGTTGAAAATAGAGCTGATCCATTAGCATTAGGTCGGTGCCAATGCCGTATTATTGGTTGGCATACGGATGATAAAAGTTTGATTCCCACCAACGATTTGCCTTGGTGTCACCCTATGAACTCAATAAATACGGCCAAACAATTTCAACCACTAGAGATAGGAGATTGGATTGTAGGTTTTTTTATGGACGGAGAAAGTGGGCAATTTCCAATAATGATGGGTTACTTGCCAGGCTTTGCGGCCGCAAATACTTATATATCAACTTCAGGAGTTTAATATGGCAACAGCAACAGACGCATTTGCTGGTGGTATAACAGCTGCCACAAATACTCTAACAAATGCAGTAGCAGGTGCTTTTAATAATGCACAGAATAATGCTGCAGCATTAACATCAACATCTTTTGTTAATTTAGCACCTACTAAAATTTTAGATACCGGTGTTTTGGTTGAATTGAATTCACCAAAATTAGCCAATGGTTTTTTCTATACATCTGGTTCACAAACACTTCCAGGTCTATCTAGAGGTTCATTAGCTAATTCTTCATTGTTAAATAACAACAATGATTTGTCACACGTTTGTGATTTCAAGTTTGATTTCTCTCTTGGTATTAGTATAGCGGGATTGACAAATCCATTCACTCAAATAGCAAATGCTATTAAGAATGGTAAAATGGCAGGAGCCAATGCAGTTCGAGCAGCTGTTGGCCAATTGCAACAAGCATTTAGAGTAGGCCTACAAGCACTATTATCAGCATTAAATTTTGATCCAACAGGTCAAATCTCATTAGCAATTTCTTTTGGTAAATCACTAATACGACAACTTAATGCAATTACGGCTCAAATTGCTCAAATTGCTTTTGATATTGGTTTAATACAAGGTATTGTTACCAATTTACAACAAATTGTAACTTGGATTCAAAGTTTACCTGGTCAAATTCAAAAGTTGTTACAACAATGTCTGACAAACTTCCAGACATCTTTAACTAACACAACTAATACGGTAAAGAATGCCACAAACATTAAAAATCAAATTAATAAAATAGGACAACAAGTAAGTAACGCAAACGCAGCTGACTCAGCTAAAACAAGTGCTTCTATGATGGCTATTATTAATGGTACGGCTGGAACTGCCGCAGTTACCAGCCTTATAAATTCAACAGTTGCAGCTGCACCACCATCATCTGGTGCAACACAAAAAACAGCATCTAGCCCCTGAGGACATTGAATGTCAACACAACCAAGTTTCTTTACAGCATGGACAGAGCCTGAGTCGGCAGCTAATGCCACTTATCAGCCTGTATTTCCTTATAATAATGTAACACAAACGCCAGGTGGACATTCATTTGAGTTGGATGACACTCCTACAAGAGAGCGTGTAAGACTGCAACACCGTTCAGGCACATTTATTGAGATGCATCCTAATGGTGATGAGGTGCATAAGGTGTATGGTGACGGATATGAAATCACCATCAGTAACAAAAATATGTTGGTTCAAGGGCGTCTTAAAATTGAAGTACAAGGTGATTGTGAGATACACGTTAAAGGTGACCTAATAGAACAAATTGATGGTAATGTCGAACAACACATCAAAGGCAACTTCTCACAGGTTGTGGAAGGTGTCAGTAGTATGACATCTCAAGGTGACATGATTATTAATGCGGCAGGTGGTTTGACTGGTGGTTTGAAACTCAATACACCAGATTACATGCATCTTGGTGGTGACCTTACAGTAGATGGTGAGATTACTGCAAGCAAAATAACATCTTTAGGTCGAGTTGATGCTATGGGTGGTATGAGTGCAGGTCTCCAAGGATTTGTTACTGTTTTGGGTGGTGTTTCTGCTGGCTTACCAGTTGCAGTACCTGGAACAATTAGTGCCGCAGCAATGATGGATGCACCATTAGGCACATTTGGCGTGATGAGTGCTATATGGGCATATGATACAGTAAACGTTAGCCTACATAATGCACACATACACATTTCACCAAAAGGTCCGACTTTACCTCCGGTTCCATTAGAAATAGGAGTTTAATATATTATGAGCATTTATGCAAGATTAGGCTTTAATTCTGATGATCCGGCAACTAACGCATTGGCTATGCCTTATTCAAGTAATGTGATGGTTCAAATGGACCTATTGCCACCATTGATTAAACCATGGCAAGCCAATGCAATTGGTAATAGTGCAGTATCTGGATTCTTTACAAATCCAGTGGCTAACGTCGCTCAATTGATATGGGATACATCAAACACATTGGTTACTTTGACATCTGGTTTAACCGCTTCACCTGCAAACAATACTGTGAATACAGCAGTAGCTAATGTATATGCCACTTCTACCATATTGTCTACGAACTCAGCACAAACATATTTTTATATAACAAATCGACAGTCTAATGTTACTCCACCTAATGCAGATACAAGTACACCACATTATAATACCGCTATTGCACAAGGTAAAATGTTATCTTATATAACTAACCAATCTGATAATATCTCAAACAGCTCAGTCATGTTGGGTGCATTTACGAGTGTGACGTTAGGCAATACATTAGCTAATTTGTATAGTACAATGTACACTTTAACGAATATTTTGGCCAATACAATAACATATTATACTGATCCAATAACTGGTGATCCCCACAACACGACAAATGTATCTGCGGCCAATGCTTCTGCACTACAAAATGTTGTTTCTACTGTTAATTTTGTTATGTCCTTCTATCCGGCACAAGATTCACAGTTCTTTCAAAATTCTTCAAATGTGATACATGATTATGGCACGGTTAGTCAATTTAATAACCTTGGCGCTTCACAAAACTACCTTTTGCAAAATTATATTGGATCTCCAACATTGCTTGCCAATTTAAACTCATAAATATCCGATGGCAAATTTACAGAAAATCTACTCCGACATAGACCTAACGTTTAAAAAGCTACCGGTAACAGGAGATATTGCTTTGCGTTATGACGACCAGGCGGTAATTGCTTCTGTGAGAAATTTATTGTTAACCAATTTTTATGAAAGACCGTTTCAACCAAATCTAGGTTCTAATATGTCTGGCTTGTTGTTTGAACCGGCTACAAATATTACTTCTGCTATTTTGTCGGATGAAGTTAGGAATGTAGTTACAAATTTTGAACCAAGAGCACAAATAAGCAATATTAGTGTAACACTTGCACCAGATAATAACAGTTTTAATGTTTATTTGTCTTTTTTTATTGGGAACAATACTACACCGACAAATGTTAATCTTCTTCTTCAAAGGTCCAGATAATGGCATCTAATACAAATATTCAAGTTGCTAGCCTAGATTTTGGAGGCATTAAGCAAAACTTTATCAATTATTTGAAAACACAAGATACCTTTAAAGATTACAATTTTTCTGGTTCTGCGTTGTCTACTCTATTGGACGTTCTTGCATACAACACACAATATAATGCTTTCTACTTGAACATGGTGGCCAATGAGATGTTCTTGGACTCTGCATTGCAACGTTCTTCTGTGGTTTCTCATGCTAAGTTATTGAATTATGTACCACATTCTGCTGTTGGTCCAGTTGCACTTATCAATTTAAGGTTTACTGGCGTGACAACATCATCGTTTACGGTGCCAAAGTATACGAATTTCTTGTCTGAAGCTATTGATAATGTAAACTATAACTATGTCACATTGTATGACACTACTGTACCAGTTACTTCAAATACAGCTGTACTTAATGCTGTCGAGATAAAGCAAGGAACAGTACAAAATTATACTTTTACAGTCAACTCCACAACAAATCCAAAATATATTTTTGAAATACCAGACAAGAACATAGACACATCTACAATAACAGTTACAGTTCAACAGTCTGTATCCAATTCTGCATATCAAGTATTTAATGCTACAACAAATTATTTGGAATTGACACCAACTGATCCTGTATATTTTTTACAAGAAGCTGTAAACGGAAATTATCAAATATATTTTGGTGATGGTGTATTAGGGCAAAAATTAAGTGATGGTAATGTGGTTAAAATTTCTTATGTCTCTACAAAAGGAACTGCTGGCGGCCTAGCAAATTCTTTTACAATGATGACTAAGTTTGCTAACTATTCTACTGTAATAGTTACTCCATATTTGGCAGCCACAACAGGTGAAAACAAAGAATCAATTGATTC